AGAGTAAATCAATGGGCTAACTATGTTGTACATATGGTAACATCTACAATGACTGCTGCTTCTGGTTTAGTATCAGGTCAAAACCTAAGAATATTATCAAATACTGCTACTACATTAACATTTGCTACAGTAGCAAATACTGCTCCTATTAATGGAGTTTCAAGATATATCATAACAAGACCTGAAATGATAGGATCTATGTATACTGGTTTTGCCACTGGTAGTGCTCCATCAACAACTACTTTACAAGACATAAACACTAGCTTTCTTGGTTCTGGTTCAATAGCAGGAAACGTATTAACAGTTACATTAAACTCTTTTGTTACAGGAGGTTTAGGAATAGGCTCAGTAATAACAGGAAGTTTTGTAGCACCAGGTACATTTATTACTGCTTTTGGACCAAATACTTTCCAAAGTAGTAGTATAGGAACATATCTTGTTAACTATTCTCAAAGTGCTGCTCTTGGACAAATAAGTTCTTCTGGTTGGTTAACTAACTTTTTTGCAGGTCGAAGAATAAAAATATTAACTGGTACTGGTCAAGGACAAGAATCTACTATAGCTAGTAATACAAACAACACTCTTACATTTGCTGCACTTGGTACTGCACCTGGTCTTGTAAGTTCATCATATGCCATATTACAACAACCTATTAGAAGTACAGGAATTGAAGCTCAATGGGTACAAGGTAATTCAGATCCTAATTTACGTGGAAGAAGAATTTATATAGCAAGAGGTGGTGCAGTTAATAACTTTGATTACATTGATATTCCAACAGATAAAGTAGAAGTGTTAGCAACAAGCCCACAACCAGAAACTTTAACAACAGGTACAATGTATGCTTATGATGGTGGTGATAGAATTTACTTTACAAAAGATGCTACTATGAGATTTTATTATTTAGATGTTACTACTAATCAAGTACATGGTGCAGGATTTGCACCTTTTGGAAACCCGGGAGCTGCTATTATTGGTAATAGAATGGAAGTATTTACTACACCTGATGGGTTAAAATATCTATGGATTATAAAACACACATCTGTTGAGGTTATGAGATCAATGCTATATTATTAATAGTTAAAATTTTATTTAGGTGAAAATAGATGAAATAATTAAAATATTAGAGAATAAACTTGCTAATTTATATAATTTGAAAAATCTAGCATTAAGTAATGGAGATTTAGAATCAATAATTAAACTAGAAAGTAGTATACAAGAAACAGAGGAATCTTTATTTATCTTAAAAAATAAATAAAAATTTGGTTGTCTCCCATCTTTTGTATATATTTATATCAAATAAATAAAAAATAAAATTTATGCTAACATTCATTCTCTTTTTAGCTGCAGCTGCAGTATTTTTCTTAGTTGTAAAACAACTTGTATCGAAAAAAGTAAAAACCTCTAACAGCACATTTGAAGTGGTTGTAGAAAATCCTGTAAAATCTTCTGAAAATTCAAAAAATGTTGTAGAACATTTTGGAGCTCCTGTAGGTATTTATAATGCTCCTGATTCTGAAGTACAAAATAAAAAGGTTGTAGAATATTTTGGTGCTCCTTTAGGTACATCTTCTGAAACAGTAGCATCTGCTGTTACCGAAGCAAACGAAGTAGTAAGAAAAGTTAAAAAAACTGCTACTAAAAAAGCTACTACTAAAAAACCTACCAAAAAATCAAAATAATTAATGGCTACAATTAGTTTAAAGTTACTCGAATTTTATCAATTAGATTCGGAGTTAAACGGTGTTGTGAATCAATCAACAGGTGAACAGCTAAGTACTGGTTTGTTAAGTGAAAATTTAAAACTTACAACTAAATATTGGCTAACAGAATTAGCTAAAAAAATAACTGTTGAAAAACAAGCTATTGAATCTTTGAAAGATGAATTGATTAAAAAATACGGTGAAGTTAATGAAAGCGGAGGATATAGTATATCACTTTACCTTACAGAAGGTGATGAACAAACTGAAAATACTGTAAATCCAAAATTTATGGAATTTCAAAATGAATTTAAGATGTTATTAAATGAAGAAAAGGAATTAGAATATAAACCATTTCCTCTTAGCTCGTTTGAAGATCTTAAATCAGACAATAACTACCCAGTATTTTTTAAATTGGTTACCGAAGATGAACAAAATTAGTGAAATATTTCAATCATGGGTAACTGCAGCTAATCCATCTTCTGAAGATGAAGAAATAGCTAGACATAGAGCTAATATTTGTGATACTTGTTCTTATAAAAAGTACATTAAAGCTTTAAATATTCATATTTGTGGAGAATGTGGATGCCCCTTAGATAAAAAAGTATTTTCACCATTACCGGGTCCTGAAGCATGCCCTAAAAAGTTTTGGACAAAATAAAAAGTATATGAAAACATTAACAACAGAAGAATTACAATCTATTAAAGATTTACAATCAAGATATAATCAAACCGTATTTGAAATTGGTGTAGCTGAAACGCAAATTATTGCATTTCAACAACAAATTGAAAAACTTCAAGAAGAAAAAAAAGGTTTAATATCTGATATCACAACAATCAGCAAACAAGAATTAGAATTAATTAAAACACTCGAAGAAAAATACGGAGCTGGTGATATTAATTCCGAAACAGGGGAAATTACACCTATTCAACAATAATCTGCATTTTATTACGGTTTTTGGATATTTATTGTTAGGTTAATCCTAATAAATTCCAAAAATAATAATATAAAATGTCAGAAAAAATTATAAGTCCCGGCGTTTTTCAGAATGAAAGTGATGCTTCTTTAGTACAAAGAGGTATACAAGGTACTGCAACTGCATTAGTTGGTCCTACAGTAAAAGGTCAACCATTAGTACCTACTGTTATAACTTCATACTCTGAATATGCAGCTCAATTTGGTGAAACCTTTAGAAGTGCTAGTTATTACTATGAATATCTAACTTCACAAGCTGCTCGTGAATTTTTTAGTAACGGTGGTCAAACATTATTAGTAACTCGTGTTATTAGTGGTAGTGCAAATGTATCTGTATATGCTTCAGCTTCAGTTACAGCTTCTGGACCTGCAGTAGCAAATGAAGCTTCATTTGTTCTTGAAACCCTTGCTTGGGGTGATGTAATGAACAATAGTGGCTCTATAGTTGCTGGTGCTTTAGTAAGTGGTAGTACACTTAATGTGCGTTGGGAAGTAACACAAGTTAACACAGGTAGTGGTACATTTACTTTAGCTATCCGTGCTGGTAACGACAATACGGCTCAATCTAATTATTTAGAAACTTGGCCTAATTTATCATTAGATCCAAATTTACCTAATTTTATTTCTCGTGTAATTGGTGATATTAAACCTGTATATAGAGTAGATTCAACTACTGGTCTTCCTTTTGTGGAACTTACAGGTTCATATGCTAACGCTTCTCAATATGTTCGTGTTAGATCAGTAGTAAACCCTCAAGTAGATTCTTTAGATAATAACGGATTTTATAAATCTGGTTCTGTTATCCCTAACGGAACTGGTACTACATATGCTGGTGGTTTACCTGCTTTAGGTAGTGGTTCAATTGGTGGAGCTTTTACAGGTGGTGTTGCGGCTACAAATGCAGTTCAATTAATGAATGAAAACATTTCAGCAACAAATATACAAGGATTTTCAGCTACTGATTATCAAAATGCCTTTAATTTATTATTAAATAGTGATGAATATTCATTTAACGTATTATTAGCTCCTGGTGTTACCTTAGATAATGCAGCGGCTTCAACTATGATTTCAACTGTAGAAAGTAGAGGTGATGCTTTTGCTATTATTGATACTAAAGGATACGGTAGCACAGTAATTGGTGCTGCAACATCTGCAGCTGGTCAATCTAGTAATTATGCTGGAACTTATTGGCCTTGGGTTCAATTATTTAGTTCTAATTTAGGTAAGGCAGTATGGTGTCCTCCATCAACAGTAATGGGTGGTGTGTTAGCATTTAATGATCAAGTAGCTCAACCTTGGTTTGCACCTGCCGGTATTAATCGTGGTGGTGTACCAAATGTATTAAGAGCTGAAAGAAGATTATCTCAAGCTGATCGTGATGTATTATACAATGCAAACGTTAACCCATTAGCTACATTCCCAAGTGAAGGAGTAGTAGTATATGGACAAAAAACATTACAACGTAGAGCAACAGCTTTAGATCGTGTAAATGTTCGTCGTTTGTTAATTGCCTTAAAAGGATTTATTGGTCAAGTATCTCGTAACTTAGTATTTGAACAAAATACAAATGTTACACGTAATAGATTCTTAGCACAAGTTAATCCATATTTAGAATCAGTAGCTCAACGTCAAGGTTTATTTGCATATAGAGTAATAATGGACGATACGAATAACACTCCTGATGTAATTGATAGAAATCAGTTAGTAGGTCAGATTTATATTCAACCAACTAAGACTGCTGAATTCATTATATTAAACTTTAATATTCAACCAACTGGCGCTACATTCCCTGCATAAGGGGGTGTAGTTGCTAATATTTATTGATAGCAATAAAAAATAAAATAAAATGCCTGTATTAGACGCAAATGAAATAATGTTTACCGCTTTTGAACCAAAAGTTCAAAACCGCTTTATCATGTATGTAGATGGTATTCCTGCATATTTGATTAAAAAAGCATCTGCTCCTGGATTTGAAGCTGGTGAAATTATTTTAGACCACATCAATGTTTACCGTAAAGTAAAAGGTAAAGTAAGATGGAATGATATGACTTTAGAATTATATGATCCTGTAACTCCATCTGGAGCTCAAGCTGTAATGGAGTGGGCTCGTTTAGCACACGAATCAATAACAGGTCGTGATGGTTATTCTGATTTTTATAAAAAAGATTTAACATTAGATATTTTAGGTCCTGTAGGTGATGTAGTAGGTGAGTGGATTGTTAAAGGAGCTTATGTAAAAACAGCTACTTTTGGTGATTATGATTGGGCAAGTGATGCCGCAATTAATTTATCAGTAACAATCGCTATGGATTATTGTGTATTAAATTTTTGATGCGCTTTATACTCAATTAAAAACAATATCGTCCAAAGCATATTTTTTAACCCTCTCGTATATTTATCAGTATACAAGAGGGTTTCTTTATGCTTA